CCCAAATTTACATTCCACCTACTGGTCAAGTTTGTAGAAACCTTGCTTTAACTGACAACATTTCTTTCCCTTGGTTTGCTTCAGCTGGTTATACAAGAGGTCTTGTGAATTCTGTAAAAGCTAGATTGAAGTTAACACAAGAAGATAGAGATACTCTCTACCAAGGAAGAATTAATCCTATTGCAACATTCTCGGATGTTGGTACTGTAATTTTCGGTAACAAAACACTTCAAATTAGAGACACAGCTTTGAATAGAATAAACGTAAGACGATTGTTACTTCAGGCTCGTAAGTTGATTTCAGCGGTTGCAGTACGGTTGTTGTTCGAACAGAATGATGAAATTGTAAGACAACAATTCTTAGATTCGGTAAACCCTATCTTAGATGCGATTAGAAGAGACCGAGGTTTGTATGATTTCCGTGTTACGGTTGCATCCACTCCTGAGGATTTGGATAGAAACACTCTCACAGGTAAAATCTATTTAAAACCAACAAAGGCTTTAGAATTTATAGATATCGAATTCTTAATTACTCCAACTGGAGCGTCTTTCGAAAATATTTAATATCTTTGGGGTGGGAAAAATGAATTTCCCACCCTTTTTTTGCCATTTCAATAATGAAAACAAAACATACGTCGTCCTTTAAAACCGGAACCCCTGACCTTAAATACTACGCTTTTGACTGGGACGATAATTTGGTACACATGCCAACAAAAATAATTCTTCTAGATGTTGATGGTTACGAAGTTCCTATGAGTACCGAAGATTTTGCAACCTTTAGAGGGCAAATTGGGAAAGAAAATTTCAAATACAATGGTAATATAATATCAGACTTTGCACGAAACCCATTTCGTTTTTTTGGTGTGGATGGTGATAAAGACTTTTTAGTTGATGCTATGAAAGCTAAACTTGGACCAGCCTGGAATGACTTCAAAGAAGCGGTTAATAACGGTTCTATTTTTGCAATTATAACCGCTAGAGGGCATAATCCAGAAACCATCAAACAAGGAGTCTACAATTACATCAATAGTAACTTTGGGGGCATCTCTAAAAAAGAACTTGTAAAAAATCTAAAAAAATATAGGGACTTTGTGGGAGAAGAAAAAATGTCCGATGAAGATTTAATTTGGTCGTATCTTGAGTTAAATAGGTACAATCCGGTAAGCTTTGGTGTGGAAGAAGAGGCTGCAAACCCTGAAGAAGCAAAAGTCTTGGCTATGGCAAACTTCGTTAAATATGTAAAATCTTTAGCTTTGATTTTTCAAAAAAGTGCATTTTTGAAAAAAGGGGTAGCAAATAAGTTCATACCAAAAAAACCAACAATTGGTTTTTCAGATGACGATGAGAAAAACGTAAAAAGTATACAGACGTATTTTAATCAAATTAAAGAACCGATAAATTTATACTCTACAAAAGGAGGTATAAAAAAAGAATACAAGTAAAAAATTCTCTATATTACTATTATTAAATAATAAAGAAATTATTATAATTAATATTTATAAAGAACTAATAATTAATACTTAATACTTAATACTTAATAATTAATACTTAATACTTAATACTTAATACTTAATACTTAATACTTAATACTTAATACTTAATACTTAATACTTAATACTTAATACTTAATACTTAATACTTAATACTTAATACTTATATGGGAATTTTAACTCTCCACCAAAAAAAAGTAAATAGAAAAAGTTTTCCACCAAGAGTATATTTATAATAAACGATAAAAAGTAAAAATAAGAAAACACAATGGCGGATTTATTAATGAAAATGCCGATTCCTTACGAACCTAAAAGACAAAACAGGTTTATATTAAGGTTTCCATCATCTTTGGGTATCAATGAGTGGTTCGTAGAATCTACGGCTAGACCTCACATCACCATCAACCCAACAGAAATTCAGTTTTTGAATACCTCAACTTTTGTTGCGGGAAGATTTAACTGGCAAACAATTCCAGTAACTTTCCGTGACCCAATTGGTCCTTCGGCAGCCCAAGCTCTAATGGAGTGGGTGCGTTTACATGCGGAATCAGTAACAGGCCGTATGGGATACGCAGCTGGTTACAAAAAAGATATTGATTTGGAAATGCTTGACCCAACGGGTGTAGTAGTTGAAAAATGGATTCTTTACGGAACATTCCTTACCGACGTAAACTTCAACACCCTTAACTATTCTCAAGATGCTCTTGCAACTATTACAACGACGTTGAGAATGGACCGTTGTGTATTGATTTACTAAGAATTATTTATTTACTTTTTTTATCTAGTATATTTAACCGTAGAGCCGAACTCTACGGTTTTTTTTATTATGGACCAAGAAACTTTAAATTATTCACAACAGCAATTTTCCCTACCACATGATGTGGTACCACTTCCTTCCCAAGGAGTATTTTATAAAAATAAAAAATCTTCTATTAAGGTTGGTTATCTGACTGCAAGTGATGAAAACATACTCATGGCTGGCGGTAAAGATATGACTTTGAATCTACTTAGAGCAAAAATTTATGAGCCAGGTTTAAAACCCGAAGAACTTTTAGAAGGGGATATCGAGGCAATTCTTGTTTTTCTGAGAAACACAGCATTTGGGCCATCGATTGAGTTGAACTTAACTGACCCCAAAACAAATAAGAGATTTCAAGCCACAGAAAGGCTGGATGAACTTAACATAAAAAAGGGTGAGGAACCAGATGCTGACGGAACATTCAGCGTTAGGCTACCGGTGTCTGAAAAAAACATTAAGTTGAAACCACTTTCATTCGGTGAAACAACTGAAATATCTAACATGAGCGAAACTTATCCTCAAGGAAGAATAGCCCCTGTTAGAACTTGGAGACTTCAAAAAGAAATTGTTGCTATCGAAGGCACAACGGACAAAGGTGAAATTCACAAGTTCATAGAATCTATGCCTTTGGCAGATTCCAAATACATAAAAAAATTCATGAATGAAAACGAACCCCGATTAGATATGGTTAGGGTTGTAATTACCCCGTCAGGAGAAAAGCTGTCTGTGAACATCGGCTTCGGGGTTGACTTTTTTCGCCCTTTCTTCTGATTACCGACAAGGTCAAATAGATGAATTCTACTATTTGGCTCAGATTTTTCACGTTTCTTACAATGATTTTATGAATATGCCTCTCTTTGTTAGAAAATATATGTTAGATAAATGGGTTAAAGAAAAAGAGAAAAATTAAAAAACTCTATTTATATTAAAAACACCGTAGATGGCTGAAGAAAACATAAGAGGAGCTGAATTATTTAAAAAACTTCTAGCAGAATCTGCAGATTTACTCGGTAACATCGGCAGAATACAAGATGGTATTAGTGATATCAATCGTTCGTTTGGTGAAACTCGAACTAGGTACTTAGAGTTTTCCACAGCTGTTTCTGATAGCGTTGCTGATTTTGTTCGTTTAGGGGGTGAAGCATCGGATGTTAGTGCAACAATCGCAGGTATAGGGGAAGCTTCTAGGAGAAACGTAGTTGCAACAAAAGAAACCCTCACTGAAATATTTGCTACCGCAGAGTATTTGGGTATTAGTGCTAAAGATATTACAGAAAGTTTTGCTATTGCGGGCGTTGAAATGTCCAATATTGCGGAAGCAACAGAAGAATCCGTAAATTATATTCAATCAATAGGACTTAATGCTCGAACCATAATGGGTGATGTTGCCCTAAGAATGGAGTATATGAACCGTTTCAATTTCGAGGGGGGTGTATTAGGTTTAAGTAAGATGGCAGCACAAGCCTCAATGTTGAGGTTTGACATGAATCAAACAGCTGAGTTTGCTGACAAAGTTTTGAATCCGGATGGGGCTATACAAATGGCTGCTGCATTCCAAAGATTGGGTGTTGCCTCGGGTGATTTAGTTGACCCATTCATTTTAATGGACAAGTCAATCAACGACCCAGAGGGACTGCAAGATTCAATTATAGACCTTGCCAAACAATTCACAATCTTTGATGAGAAAACCGGTAACTTTAGAATTAATCCGGGGGGAGTTCGTCTGTTGAAAGAACTACAGGAGCAAACTGGTCTTAGCTACGAAAATATGACCAAAACTGCGCTTGCTGCTGCAGATTTAGATAGAAGATTAAGTCAAATCTCCTTTGATGTTCAAGGAAGTGAAGAGGACAAGATGTTGGTGGCGAACATGGCCAAAATGGGGGAGGACAAGAGGTTCTATGTTGAATTCCAAGACGAACAAGGTAAAAAACAAACAGAAGCCTTAGAAGACTTGACCGATGCACAGTTTCAACAAATCAAACAACAAGCTGCACTTCGTCCAGGAACTATGGAAGAAATAGCAAGAGCACAATTGGATACTGACGTTTTAATTGCTAAGGACATTGCCGCGTTACCAATGAGATTGGGTTATGCACTAGCGGGTCAAACAGGTTTAGTAAGAGGTATCGAAAGTCTAAGAGAAGGTTTTGATAATTTTGCCAAAGAAGCATATGGAGAAAAAGCAATTCCGACAACAAAGGAATTTAGAGAAGCTTTTGAGGGTGTTGGTGGAGAATTGGCAAAAACAGCTCAAGACCTAATAAAAGGGACGGCATCTATTGGTGATTTACAAAATGTTCTCAACAGAAGTATCGAGGAGGGAAAAGTTAATCTAGATGTTGCAGGGAGAATGCAAAATGTTATTTCCGCATTCCAGAACATGGAATCTGGAAGAGATAGATTCAAAAAACTGGGTATTGCCAGCAGCCAAGAGGGAGAAATGAGCAGTTTTGATTCCTATACAAAACAACAAAGAGAAAGTGGGCAAACTACCGTAAGTGGTCAAGTCGAAGTAAAAGGCGGTATAAATATTAAAGTTGATTCACCATCCAATCTAACAGACCAACAAGTGTTTAACATTTTCAACAATCCAGAAGTACAAACGCAAATATTCAAAATTGTAAAAGGTATGGTAAATACTGAAATACAAC